ATTTGATGGATTTGGAGTTAATGTATCACTTATACGAACTTCAGCAATAAATTTAACTCTTGAATTTAAAGGATTAGTTACTATGTTATTATTTGATACAGTAAAAATCACATCCTGTCCAGCAGGTATATATGAGAATAGAGGTTGTTGTTCTATTAGTGTTGCCATTATTTAATTTATTTAGGTCTGTAAAATTCTACAAGATTACTTCTTATATCAATAGTTAATATTTTTAAAAAATCTTTTTCTAGTTCTTTAAATCTAAGTCCAAAAGGCTTTTGAAAGAAACTAATACCTTTAATTCCTTTTTTTTGTATTGACTTAGCAATAGCAAAAGCAAAAGATTTGTTTGTAATAAATCTACCTGTAGCAGGTCTTTTTATTCTTCTACCTTTACTATTTATATAAGTAGAACCCATATCCCTTCCTTTAAGCCCTTTTCTTTTAATCCACTTTTCTAAAATTCCTGTAGGTGGATGTTTAGTTGTATATCCTTTCCCTGGACTTGCTTTCTTTTTACCATCATAATTTATATATGATTGTTTTTTCTGATTTCCTGAAACTCCTTTATCTAAAAATTGACCATAGTCATCCATATAAAACTTAGTAGAAAAACCTCCATCTTCTTTTGTTACTGTAAATCTAATTGACTTACCTAAAGACGTACTTCCTTTTTGTTTTTGTAAAAGCTCTTGTGATTCTTTAACCACTTGCCTACCAAAACTATTTAAGTAATTTTCTATTGCTTTAGTATTCACTATTCTACTCCAACAAATACTTCTACTCTAGGATTGTAAGAAGAACCTACAGGCTTTACTTGTAAAGATGCTATATCTTCCATAGTACCAAAAGATGGTGATGTATCTTCTTCAGCTAAAGCTATTGCACCACCTTGAAATAAAACGTGAGAACCTCCTGCTCTTATTGTTACTTGATAATTTGATGCAGTAGTTACTATTGCTAATTCTATCTCAGCTAATGCATCCAAGTTACTGATTCTGATATATTTAGTTCTATCAACATCTATAGCACCTGCTGAAGTATGTGGGCTTGCTGCAAATACTGCTATTGTTGTAGTTTGAGAATGAGCACAAGTTACTATTCTTTCAAATACATCATTGATACCTGTAGTCACTACAGTATTAGTAGAGCCTCTTAGACTTCCATTTATTGTAACCGTTTCCTGAATTGTTGTCGTTAAATCTGCCATTTTTTTATAAGTTAATTGTTATTTTAAATTTTTTCCATCCTATTTGTATTGTTAGCCATCCTATCTTCCATTTCATTAGTAACCTGCACCTCTTCTATTTACAGGAATATTACAAGTTTCAAAGTCGTTCTGTACTAATATTCCGATATTAAAAACAAAGCCACAGCAAAGATTGTCAAATCTTTCTTGAAATGGTTCTATAGTAAATTGGTCTTGTGTAAAGTATAAAGGAAAATTAATATCATCAACACTTTCCAATGATTGTCTTGAACTATGTCTAAGCATTCCTATAAAGTCAGTACATATTTGAAGTGTTTCATTAAATACATCTTGCTCATTGCTTAAAGTCTTGTATAGCTTAGGAAAGTTTGCATCTGCATTATTCTTAGTCCAATTAGCTTTTTCAGTTACCATATCCATAATGAAAATCTGAAAATTGTACGTAAGCTGACTTTCTCCTGTTGTTACTGATGTCGGATTTACGTGCATCAATGGAAATTTCTGCATCTTCTCAAGATTTATTTCATAAATATCTCCTACAGAAGTTGTACTGATTTGTTCGTGATACTCGCCTAGTCGTAAAAGTGTATTGACGACATTATTGTATGTTTTATTTTCAACCATTTCTTTTAACTTTATTTTGAGAGTTTAAATCTGTTTCATAACTTAACCAAGTCAAACATTCTAAAAGACTTAGTCTTGTGATTGTTTCTAATTTGCTTATATCTTGATTACACAAACGATGAAAAACTCCGAACCAAGACCACTTACTTGCAAAGTCTTCACTAGCTATTGCGTCTTCATTTCCTTCATCCGTTCCGTTAAATACGATGGCATAATCTTCGATAATTCTAGTACGAAATGATAAAAAAAAACCAATGCACTTTGCACTTGTTCCGCTTTCATCTGTTTCATTTCTTCAGTCCGCATCCGAATATCCCCATCATAAGCATCTATGATATAAATACCATTTTTCTTTTCTTTAATCGGTCTGTAGAGTACGGCACACAATTCAGGAAGGTTTTTATTTATTCCAATTTTTATAAATTGCTCAATGTCTGCATACTCGCCAAGAGTGATGGAGTCAAGGTCAGGCATAAAACCATATTCAACTTCATTAATCTCTATTATTTTTTTTAGCTTACTATCTTGATTTGCTTGTAGTTCAGCTATCTTACTCATTATACCTGCTGCGTCTGATAAGGCTAACTCTCTTATTAATTTCTTTGGTATAGTTGAAAGAGTTGATATAGTTTCTGTAGCATTTTCAGTCGGAGTACCTGTTTCAAATTCAATAAGTTTTAGCCAAGTTTCTAACGTAACATCTGACCAACTATTGATTAGTTTAAACTCTTTTACTTTACCTTCTTTTTTAATTTTAACTTTCATACACTATATAATAGAAATTAGTTGATTTTAGTTTAACGATTTTTTTTACTGAACAAAATACCTACCTGCATTTGGATTGTCTAGGTGATAGATTACATTGTATCTGATACCATCAATAGAATGATTCCAATTATCTACATAAAGTTTAGAACCCTTATCCGAATATACATAGTTGTTCAATTCTTTAGCTATGTTAGTTGATTCAGGACTTACGATTAATTCATAGTCTTGCATCCTAGTTATTCCACTTTCAATAGTTCCTTTCTTAACTGCTTTAATGTTTACTCCTAAATGCTTTAAGTCTGCTATAAGTCTAGGTTCTGCTGAATCGGCTATAATTAAAGTATTGCCTACTTTATCTAAAACTATCTGAGCAAGCTCTTGACTCTTTAATCCATTACGATACAGATGTTCTTTTAAGTAAATCTTCTTATGCTTCTTGTCGATTGCTACTTCTGTCAACGAGTCTGGATCTATTGAGAACCCAAAGTCCATTCCACAAGAAGTCTGTAAGTCATCAGGATTAAATGCACCTATACTCCAATTCTCAAATACTACACCTTCTGCTTTCGCTAACCAACCGCCAAGAATCTTATGCTGATACTTTTTAAAGTTATTATGCTTTATGCTCTTAATACGCTCTAGGAAGCTCTCAGAGAGATTTGTTTCATTATCCTTGTAAGTACTATGGATATAACATACGTTGCCTTTAGCACCATTAAAACCACCTTCAACTCCTTTCTCTTCAAAAAACCTTTTGTATATCCAATGCTCTTTAGTAACAGGATTCAATATCAAGATTACTCTATTCTGAATATTCTTTTCTCTAATACTAAGGTCTATTGTATCAAAGATGTTTTCATCTACAAGTTCTTCAGCTTCGTCTAACACCCAAGTTGATATACCTTGTAATGACTTAAGACTTGCCGTCTGATTACCTGCTGAAGTCTTGATTCCTCTAAATAGAATATCTGATTTATTTTTAGCATTAACTACCTCTGACTTATTGATATTAAAGGTTTTTTCAAATCCTAGTAGTCCAATCTTTTCTAAGAACTCAGGGATGATTGACAAGTGAGCTGATGTCATAGTGTATCTAGTAAACAGAACTCTTATACCTCTTGACATTGTAAGTAGAGTTAAAAAGACTGTAACTGCAAAAGACTTTCCTGAACCCCTACCACCTGTTATAATAAAGTATCTAGCCTTTGAGTCAAATAAAGGATTGTATTTCTTACTCAGTATCAGTGTCAATGAATGTAATTAAAGGAAGGTTAATAGCTTTATCTCCAGAAGTTAGGTCTACTCTATTTGTTTCATTCATACCTAAGATGTTTTTAGCTGCGTGAATTACAACTGAAGGTACTTTATCCTTTATACATTCATAGAATTTAGACTTAACAAAATCCTGTGCTATTAATTCAATATCATTTACAGCTTGTGCAAATTTAGCATCTTCTTTTAGCCACTTATAGTAGTTAGTTCTTGAAAGGTCAGTTGTTTTTAAAGCAGTAGTTACCACACCTAGACTTGACTCTAGTGCTTTTAACATTTGCTTCTTTGCTATTTGTGTTCTATTTTGTTCCATTATTTCTTATGTTTTTCATTTAATATTACAGGAATTGCATTATTCCAACTTACTCTGTGATGCAGTCTAGACCTCTCAGTATTTAGCATAGCAACCTTTACAGATGATGGACTAAACATTACAGAATAAAAAGATTTGACGTATGTTCCTTGACTTAAATAAATATCAGTTAAGCCACCTTCATTAGCTTGTGTATCTGTTTGCTTTAGAGATACATTAGGTATACTTAAAAATAAATCTCCAACAGATCCTAATCTTGTATAGGCATTTACATCTTCATTTATTCTACCAGTAAACTTAAATGGTCTTTCTGTACTACAAAAAAAGCTATTCATACATTTTCTTTTTAGCTTTAATTCCTTTGCCCATCCACTATTATGACCACCTATCCAATCTCCATTCTGAGAAAGTGCTATTGTCTTTGCAGGTATTGTTTTGTAATACTCTAATACCGCTTTAAATATATCATCTACATTATTTATATATCCTCTACCTTTATTATAAGACAACTCCCCATTAAATCTATAACTAAAATCAGTATAATCATCATCAAGAACTAAGAAGTATTTAATACCAACTTTCTTTGCTAAATCAAAACAAGCATTTCTTGCATACACTACAACTCTTTCATCTTCAAAATTATCTCCTATATCAAATTTATTCTTATAGTCTTTTTTAGAAAACACTATAACTTGTTTTTTGTAAAGCTCTTTATATTTATCTAATTGCTTATCATCATCTGAACATATAAAATAAATTTTTCCTGTATATCCAAACC